GGGGGCTCTTCTTCATTCCTACCATCTCAATTGTGATCACCTTCCTTTATTGTGAAGGCTCCCAGCGGTTGCTAACCCGCTGTTGATTTTCGCCACTTTAGCCAAAGCTAAGGTGAGACATCAAGATTTTGATGGTTTCTTGGGACGCCGCCGGTTAGCTGCCGGCGGTTGGAATGATTCCTCATGTTGACAAGTGAGGAGCATAGCGGCGTGGGCGACCATGCTGTCTTGTACATCTAATCGTGTGTCTGGAGTATGCTCAGCAACAACTGGGCTACGGCTAAAGCAGGAACTCCTTCACCTTTCCCGGTTGTACCGGGGTACTGCAAACTGTCTTCATCGTTTTACTACTGGAGTCTTATCATGCAAACACTTATTAGGCGCGATGCCTACCTCGCGGAAGATGATGAGCTCCCGCCGGCCGGTCAGCTCGCCGTGTGGGACCTCGTCCCGTACAGCTTCGCTGATCTCAACCGGCTTTACGATGAATGGGTAACCTCCATCGGTGGAACCCGCTTAACCGCGGTCGAAGCCATGTGTTCCCTACCTGTTGATTTGGTAGAGTCGACAGTGAACCACGACCTTGGGGTCGACAACGTGGAGGGGCCTTAGATGGCCTTACGCAACCGTCAGAGAGGTGGTTTTGCACCCATCCTCTCGAGTTCGATTTGGTGGGCCACTGGTTATCGTGGCTTCGCTGGAACTCCAACGACAGGCGTTTATCCTGACCGCGTGGGCTCGAGAGAGACTATGTCGGACGTGGTAACTCCAGCCTACCGCAAACTGCAAGCGGAAGGTAGGATTGTCAATAATCCAATGAGCAAGACCGAGGTGATCACCTCCGGTGGCGACTCTGGTTGGAAGTTCACCGCACGTGTAATCGAGGGCAGCAATGTCACTGATTACTTCGGCGAGTGTACAGGCAACTGGTGTTTGGCCACTTACGGACCACCCGCTCAGCCAACGTCGGACGCTTCTTTAGTCCAACTATTAACTGATCTTGCTTCCACAAAGGCTTGGGCCGGCATTGAAGCCCCTGCTGTCCAAGGTCAGGTGATACTCGCAGAGCTGAAGAAAACCATCAGCATGCTTGTTAACCCCCTGGCCGGACTCACAGGCTTCATCAAGGACCGACGTAAGTGGGAAAAGTATCGCGGGCGAAAACCTCGCGGCTCTACCCGCAACCAGCAAGCACGAAACCGAACGGCCAGGGAATCCCTGGTCGACGGTGCCGCATCTGCTGCTGCCTCGTGGAATGAAGCTCGTTTCGGATGGCGTCCGTTTTTAATGGACATCGAGGCCATCCTGAAGCTGCTTCAACAAGGTGATTTCGGTGATAGAAAGGTCTCTCGCGTAAAGCAAGAGAGGGTTGTGGAAAGCACCCGTACCTACACCGGTCACAGCGAAGGGGTCGATATTGACTTCTCCGAGCAAACTACGAGTTACTACACGGTGAGAACTGGATTCCTTTACCAGTATCAAAACTCACCCTTACGTGACTTCGGATTCTCGTGGGCAGACTTGCCCTCGAGCGCTTGGGAATTGATCCCGTTTTCGTTCGTCGTTGATTGGTTCGTTAACGTCGGCGATTATATCCAGGCCATTACGCCAAAATATGGTACCACTATCCTTGCAGCATGGACCAAACTCGAGATTACTCACGAGGTTGAGCGTCATGCTGTTGCAGCAAGGTTACCGGTAGCTGGATGGGTGACGCAACGTCATCCGAATGGTGTTGATCGAGGTTTTTACTTGACCAAATCTCGGTCTCCTAGTGTCGCGCCTCCCACCCTTGCGGTGGAACTCGACATCGTCCATGCCCTCCGTAACAACAGGGGCTGGGACGCACTTGGTCTATTCACCTCTAACTTCCTCGGCGCCAAGTCAGCGCGTCGAAAGTTATACTAACCAAACGGAGAAATCCATGACAATCACTGTCAACACGAAGTCCTACTCTGAGGATGCTCAGATCAACCAGAATGCGGTCCGTTACGCTGGTCCTAATCAGACCTTTGCCGTTACCGATCGTATCGACCTGAAGCGTACCCCCCCGAAGGCGACTTCCCAGTCGCAGGGTGTGGCAAAATCGTCTCTTAAGACGTCTCGCGCGTTCCTCGTTGGCACGGAATACAAAACCGTGATCATCGAATCGAACGTGTCGATTCCTGTTGGCGTGGCCGCGGCCGATGCCCAAGCAGTAATTGACGACCACGAAGCCTTGATTGGCGGCGCGGTCGGTACTGCTGTGGCTATCAATCACGATCTGAAACATTAATCGTGAATGCCGTCCTAACCATCGTGGCTATGTTAGTTGCCTTGATGGTATTGCGCCCAGATTTGGGGCGTAACCACGCTTTGGAGGATTTCCGCAATGGAAACTCACAGGAAGCCGCGCGCAAAGCGCTGGCAACCACACCCGGTGGCCGTCGTGACGACGGCCATGCGGGGGATGCTGAACAAGCACCGCTACGGGGTGTTTCACCAGGACTACGACTTCCTCGACGGGGCTCTCCGAGCCCGGAATTGGAAGTCCCTGATGACTTGGGCTGACGCCCAAGACCCCCTGCCCCCGGACACAGAAGTAATTCCGGCTGATCATGTATACCTGGTCAGAAAGCAGTTTATCGCTCTCTTCAAGAAGTTTGAGTTTCTGCCGAAAGAATCTGGACTAAATCCGGAGGAAAAGGCGGTCTCCTCGTTTCTAGCAGCCGAACATCGCTGCAAACGTGTCAACTTGAAGTTTAGGATCTTTTCGTTGCTGCGCAGGGATGCGCCCGACGATCGTAGAAGGTTCCTTTCTGAAATATTGGAAGTTGCCCGACGCGAAATACTTGACGTCTTAGGGGAGACCCCGAGGCTAACAGAGATCTATCAAAAGTGCGATTTTAGTGGGGGCGCGAGCATTGGTGTTCACGGTGATGCAACCAACATCGGCAGGAAACTATTCGCCGAGGATTGGTCTGTGACACCTACATGCGCGCCTTACGCCTTTGAGGCGATGTGGGCTAACCCCCATGTCGCGGCCTTGTTCCTCGAAGAGAGGAACGGGTTGACATGCTTTGACCAACGAAAGTTTGTCGAGTATTTCTCCTCAAAAATCAGGTACGTTCACCACAATATGATTGCGTTTGTACCCAAGACTGCGAAAACCCACCGGGCTATCGCGGTTGAGCCGCTACTCAATGGCTTCGTCCAGAAGGGGATCGACACCTATATCCGTGAGCTTTTGAAGCATTCACGGTTTCGGATCGACCTTTCCGACCAGACAAGAAACCAGAAGTGGGCGAAGTGGGGTTCCTTGGAAGTAATGAGGGACCCCTTTGTGACGCTTGACCTCTCCGCCGCTAGTGATTCCATTAGCATTGGACTGGTCCGTCGTCTCCTTCCCCCTGAGTGGTTCGTGTTGCTTGACGCGACACGTTCCCCATCTTACCTGCTGAATGGCGTCGTGAGACGCTATGAAAAGTTCTGCAGTATGGGCAACGGCTTTTGCTTCCCGTTAGAGACCTTAATATTCGCTGCGATTTCTGCAGCTTGTTGTGAGGTGATGGGTCAGCGTCCGCAGATTTCGGTCTACGGCGATGACATCATCGTAAGGCAAAATATCGCCCTTCTCGTAACGGAGGTACTTCAATATGTCGGCTTTCGGGTTAACCGTGACAAGAGCTTCTATCACGGCCCGTTCCGCGAATCCTGCGGTGCCGACTGGGTACGGGGACAGGATGTAACTCCTGTGTACATGCGGAAGAGGGTTGATTCCCTGACCAAACTGGTCAACTTCCACAACTCGCTTTACTTCAAGTGCTTCGGGTCCACCGATCAATTTGGTGGGGTTACCCAGGCACTTAAGGAACTGGCACCTGCGCACTGCAGGTTCCTTGAGCTCCATCGGCCGACCAAGGTACCGTTCAACACGGGATTCCTGGTACAGCACGATGAGTTTATGGCGAGTCCACATACTGTGTGGGTGCCCGAATACGGCACTTGGCTGGGTAAAGGTCTTTGGACCACCCCAGTCAGTGACGACTTCGAGCATCCCCTGCGAACACAGGTGGAGTACTTGGCGTTTCTCCGGGGCGCGAGCTCCGGACAACCGCTATCCCTTCGTCGTGAGACGAAAACCCGTGTGAGTCAAGACTCACACGCCTGCTCCTATCTAGGACGGGAGCAGGATGATTGGTGGTTCGAAACCCTCGGGTTCTAACCAACAACATTTGGAGGCGCAACTTCGCGCATAACATGGG